TCTTCAATTAAATTCACTTATCATAAATAACAACTGTTACATCATGCTCTGATAAAACTCTTTTAATAATTCTTCTAACTTTAACCCAATCTCCACCTCCAATACCAGCTCCAATCATAGGTAAACCTATTTTAGAACTAGGTTCTATTGTTCTTGCTAATTTTTTTAAAGATAATTCAAGAGCAGTATAATCTAAATCAGAACCAGGATTATATTGTGTATATAAATTAAAAATAGATGTTATAACATCACCTGTTTTATATCTCACATAAGTAAAATCTCCCCATCTTTGAATTGGACTTCTTTTGTCATTAAAATCTTTAATAAAAGCATCATTAAATTGTCTTTTAATTTGAAAAGCTATTCCAGCTCCCATTATTTTTTGACAATTTGCCCCATGAGCAATTACATCAAATTTACCTTTCTTAAATAAATCTAATAAATCTCCCTTTACTTCTTTATAAGTATTGGCTGACATCTATAAAGTTATATTATTAAAATATAACATCTCTTTTTCAGATTCAAAAACAACTCCATAAAATAACTTACCAATAAATCTATTAAATCTATTGTTTTTACCAATATAAATAATAGTACTTGATACATAACCATCTATGAAATCAATATTTTCTGAATTTTCAGTACCTTCAAAATATTCAGTACCTTTAGGAATAATAAATAGATGTGATTTTGTCTTTCTATTAATACTATTTCTTGAATGATACCCTTGATTGATTTCATTACTTGAATACCTAACCAAACCTGGTGTCATATAAATTAAAACTTTTTTATTAACAAAAAATCTTGAGTATTTAAAATTTCTAAGTAAACTACGATTTTTTTCTAAAGATTTATAGCAAACAATATTAGTTTCTGCTATTTTTGATTGAGCATTCTTTTTTACATTTAAACACATATTTTCTATTTTTTAATTTATTTATCTACTATTCTATAGACATTTTCTACTTTCTCCAATTCAGGACATTTTCCTTTAACTTTTTCTTTAAGTTCATTCATTTCTACAATTAACATAATTGTAATTGCAAATACTACAGAATTAACTATACTAAAAAACATAATCCATTCTAATGTACTTTTTTTATCATCAGTAGAAAGAACTATTTTTATAAAACATAATAACCAAAGTATTCCTATGATACTTAAAATTAAAATTTGTGTATTATACATAATATTAAATATTAATTAATTTAAGTTTTTCTTGCATATTTCTATTAATTTTTTAAGACATTCAAGTTCTGCTTCTTCATATGATTTAAAATAAAGTACTTCACTTACAACATCATCTATTTGCATATTATTAATGTTAAAATACCAACTATATGATATACTATCAATTATTAATGAGTTTAATTTATACTTCTCTCTAAACCATCTAAATGCTTGTTGGTAAAGTGGAAGAGCAACTTGGTCTGGTCTGTTAAAATGACTATTTTTGTAACTTCCTCCAAATCCATCAAAACCATTTGAATCGTTCCACTGAGCAAAACAAGGTTCATCAAACCCTAATTCTTTTAAAGCTAATGCTTGTTCATAAGGTATAAATTCTTGTTCCATTATTGCATAGTATTAGTTACTTCAGTTCTACCTTGTTCCTGGTCTTTAGCAATTTCATACTTTTCTAACCAAGTCATAATAGTTTGTGTCTTATCAGCTCCTTTACCTTTCTGAATAAAATAATGAGGAAGCATCAAATATTTTGAATCACTATTCAAAATATACATTTTAGTTGCTCCAATAATATCATCTTTTCTCACACTTGGATTCTTAGCAAATAATTGCTTTAGTAATGAAGTAGCTTCTCTTACATACCCACCTTTATCTGTGTTAGCATCTTTAAATAATTGAACATACTCAGTTTTAACCCATTCAAAAGCAGTTTGTTGTCCTTCAAATAAAGGAATATTCCATTTAATATTTCCTTTATCTTCAGAATAAATACCAGTAGTATTCATTTTCTGTTTAAAAGCTTCTGGAATATAACTTGGTTTATAATTATAAAACAAAGAAAGTAAATAACAGATTCCATCATCTTTCTGAATTTTAAACTCAGTAAAGATTTCTAAAATTTCATCATTTATATTCATGATTTAGATTTTACTATCTCTTGTAGTTTAATAATAGTACCACTACCCACATAACTAAAGAATGAGGTTAAATCTTTTATAGATAAACAGGGCTTATTCATTAGAGTATATTCTTCAGCTTTTTCTCTTGTTGAAAAATACAGACTATTTGTTGACAATCTATCTTGTGAGTAAAATTCATAATTTGCAATAGCTTCACAAAAAGTCCATGAATGAAATCTAAAATAATAATAAGAATCACCTTCAAAAATATCAATACCATCTTCTGTTGTAAATAATGATTGTTTTCTAGCAGTTTTAAGAAGTGTATTATAATTATTATATCTATTACCAGCACTAATCATAAGCTTACCTTCAACTTTCTCTTTTACAGCAGAAGCCACTTCTGAAAAAACATCTTTAACAATTCCAATCTTAGTAATTTTTATATCTTCTCCATCTTTATCATGAGAAATAGAGTCTGGTGTTAATACATCTCCAATAGTAAATATTTCACCATCAGACAATCTTTTAATTGAATGAATAGTATAGTAGAAATCTTTTAATAATCTTTCCTCAGAAAATTCATTATTTCTACTTGTAATATCTTTTCCATTTGTAGAAGGAAACATTCCATAATTATTCTTATATCTAATACCATCATTAGAAGATGAAGTTATTAATTGGAAAGATAGTATTTCATAATCTTTATTAATAATTTCTTCCCAATATTCAAAAAATTCTTCTGGATTAAGATTAGAATAATGTACATGAAAATGTTCAACTGATTCTGTAGCAAATTTAGATTGCCAATAAGCTCCATTTTTAAATATCTCAATTCCTATTGTAGTTGGACTACCAGGATATTCTTTAATTAATTTAAATGTTTTCATAATTTAAAATTTTTATATCTAATATATTCTACTTTATTTTTATCAAAACTTTCAAGTGCAGATTCAACCCACTTCTCATCTTGAGTACCAACTAAGCATAATAACCAAATAGTTGCTTTATAATTTTTTTGTTCTAATAGTGTTCTAGCTATTTTTTGAGAAGTAGTTCCATTTTTATCTGAGTCAGCTTGAGCCATTATTAAATGGTCTATCTCTTTATATGTCCAACCAATACCACCTGTATTTACCATACTAATTTCATCAATTTCTCCTTTAATGAATTTTTCTACATCTTTTGTAGAACTTTTACTATGATAAAAATATTCAGAAACATTTTCAGCTTGTTTAATACTAGCACAAAAAATTAATTTTCTTCCTTTAAGATTCTCCATTAAAAATTTAGCTACTTGGGTTTTTGCACCACTATCATAAACTGCTCTCATTCTTGCTAAAATTCTAAATACAGCATCTTTTCTTTTTTGGAAAATAGCTTTTTGTGCAGTACTATGTAACCATTTATATTGTTCTTCTTCTGAAGTTAAAAATGGTTTATCTTTAGTACCTGCTGATAAATTTCTTTCTTTACCCATATCAATCTCAATTACTTTAATAGAATAATTGGCTAATATGCCAATATCAACTGCTTCATTAATTGATAATTCATATAATATAGGTAGTTTTAAAGACTTATAAAGGTCTTTTTTAGCTTCATGCTTAGTCTGAGTTCCTGTCATACTAATAATATAATCAGCAGTAAGTGAACCATCAAGTAAACCAGAAAGATTATTCTCAGTAGCAAATTGTTCTTCATCTAAAATAATCATCTCATAATGACCTTTTATTTTATTTAAAGACATCCATGTTACTGTTTTTAATCTACTTTTAAACTTAGTAGCTTTCCAAGTTTCAAACTCATTAGGTATATCTTTATCAGCAAGTTCTGCTGATGGTGTGACCCAAAGAATTGATTTTGGATTATTCTTCTTAATTATATCAATAGCTAGTTTACTCTTACCTACTCTAGGAGCAAGTAGTAATCTACCATGAGGTTTCAAATCTAAAGAATCAACTATATCTTTTTGGATTTTACTTTTCTCTTTATTTGTCATGTATTAATAATTATACATTAAAAGCACTCTTAAAAACTCTAATGACATTCTCCATAATTATTACCAAAATCTACACTGATACCTATTTCAATATTAAGATTTAATTCTTTATTTGTTTCAACCATAGCTTCTTTAAGTAATTTTTCAAGATTAACTTTTAAAGATTTTGGACAAACTAATAAAATTTCATCATGGTACTGTAAAACTATATCTATCCCCATTCCTTTGGTTTTTTGTTTTACTTTTCTTACCCAAGAATCAAACACAAATACTCCACTATTTTGATTTAGTGTAGAAAATCTATCCTTTTCAGCTTTAAGAAATAACCAAAAACCACTAATAGGATTATATAACCATTTCTGACCATTTACTATTTTTACTGTACAAGCTTCAGCAGTTTGTTTGACTGCTTTATTTCTTTTCCAATAGGTTTTATGTAATTTGAAGGCAAAATCTAATGTACATTTTAATGTTTTGGAAATTTTATCTGGTCCAGCTCCATAAGTAGCTGAGAAATTTACAACTTTAGCATTTCCTCTAATAGTTTTAATTCTTTTATAGATATTGGCATCTTCTTCTGAATTAAATTTAAATTCAGATTTTTGTTCTTCTTTTTGAGATTCAATTCTTTTAAAAAATTCTTCTTCCTCTTTTGTAAGTAACCCAGCAAGTACACCAATATCAATATGAGGGTCAAAACCAGGAACTCTCATATCTTCTACATATTTGGGGTCAAACATGTATATGTAATGTTGCTTTGTATTATCTTCAAGCCCAGAAATATCACTTCCACACATTATTAAATCAGGGTCATTAACTTTTAAACAAGACCTGATTTCAGCTCCAAACCATTTATCAACTCCTGGTAAATTCACTACTGGTTTAGAATGTTGTAGTCTAAGAGTATTAGTTAGTCCATGAGCTGTAGAATATATTTTATTATTTTTATCTTTGTTTTCCAAAAATGATTTAAATAATCCATATCTATGTTGAGCTTTATAAAGACCATCCAAATCTCTAAGACTAGGATTATCTTCAAATAAATCTTTAACACTCTGGCATAATCCTGCTCCAAATGGCAATGAAACTTGAGCCACTTCTTCTTTTGTATTCTTACTTAATTTAAAAGTAATTGGTTCCCATCCTAATGAATCTAACCAAGCTTTTAATTGATTTGGTGAACCAGGATTAGGTTCTTCTCTTATTTCAGTAGTATCAAAAGGAAGATTTAATTCTGTCAACTTTTCAATCCATTTTTCACCATGAACTGATAAAGTTCCATCCTGTTTTAAAGGATTTTTCGGGACTTTATAAAGTATTTTACCTAAGTTTTTAGGCATACTATTAGAAAGAGATTTAATTTTATCTTCAATAATAACATCTAACTGTTTCATAGATTGTATTACTAAATCAATATCTAAATCAATTCCTACTATTTCTTGGTCTCTCAGACACTCTAATTTAAATCCTAAATAATTAAATATAGCATTAACCATATTTATATTATTATCATAGATTTGCATAGTATAGTCCATTTGTCCATGAAACAGTCTAGTATTAATTTCAACATCACTTTCACATCTATGAATATAAACTTCAATAGGTTGATTTTTCCAATCTTCAACTATAGGTTTTCCAAATCCTAATCTTTCTCCCCAAGCTCCTAAACCATGTTTAAAATTCTTAATTGGATAGTGATAATAAGAAATTCCTATTGTATCAATAACTCTAGTATTAATAATTACTCCTAAAATTTTTTTAATAACAGGAATATCATATTTTATTATATTATGACCTACAAATATATCAACAGTCTTCAAGTAATTCTTTATATCTTGGTAATTTGTAAATGTACCAGAAGATATTAACTTCTTACCATCATATCTTCTATAGGATAAACAATGAATTTTTGTTACTGTGTCCAATAATCCATCACTTTCTAAATCGAAGACATCATAAATCATTTTATAACTTTGTTATATTATTAACATAGATGTTATTGTATCTCTTTCCATTCTTTTCAGAACCTTCAAATGAGAATTCAATTTCAACAACTGAATTTTCATATAAATTATCTAACATTTTTAGTTTAACATTTCTAACTTCAGGATATAATACTTGTTCATCATTTGTTTCTAATGTTAAAACTCTTTTATACAAATCAGGAATTCCTTCTCTTTGTATGTGTACTAACTCTCCAATTTCTGTTATTACACCTTTGATTTTTAAATAATCTTTTTTCATACTTTAAATAAAATTAATAATTCACTTGCTCTTGTGACTGCTGTATATAGCAATCTTTTTAATTCTTTCTGATTTTGGTTAATATTTAGATTTTTTATATTGACAATCACTTGTCTATATGTACTACCTTGACTTTTATGAACTGTAATTGCATGATTATATTTTAAATCAGCAAACTTCTCAATAAATTCAAAATAATCTCTCCAACCAATTTCAGCAATCTTGGCTTTACTTTTAAGTAATTTAACAAGATTTTCAAAATCCTTTTCAGAATCTTCATGCACAACAATTACATTATCTATCCATCCACTTTTAGAGAATTCACTCTCTTCAATAAATATAGGATTAATAGAATAGCACTTAAGTTTAATGTGTTCATACATTGGATTACTACTTTGTGGGTCATCTATACCATCTTTATTAGATAGATATTGAAATTGTTTTTCAATTATTCTATTGGATTTTACTAATATTTCTTGATTAGTGAAATAATCTTCTTTATATGGTGCATTGAAAATGAGAGTTTCTCCCTCTTCAATTTTTTTTGGTTCACCATAAATTCTTTCTCTTACTTTATTATTAATTCTATCTACTTCAACATTAGTATATGCAAGGTATTTTAGTTCATCTGTACCATTTACCTTTGCAAGAGTTTGAATAACTTGTTCTTCATCATAACTGTAAATATAACCACCAATTTCTGTTCTTTGTGCTTCTTTACTTTTTATGAGAGATAAGTTTCTACTCAAATCAATTATTGGATTACCAACTCCTTGTCTTACTATTTCAGTAAGTTCTACTTCAGGATAATTTCTCTGAAAGACTGGGGATTCTTCTTCATTAACAGGATTTAATTGTTTATTATCCCCAATAAAAATAACTGTACAATCATTTTTAATTGCATGTTCTTCAATATAGTCTAATAACTCATCATTAACCATTGATGCTTCATCTATTATAAATAGTTTAACATTTTTTAATGGTGGATATTTAGAATCAAATGAAGGTTTAAAAGAAATATCACCTGTTCTATAATCAATATTTCTTTTTAATTTTAATGCAGCATGAGTAGTAATAAATTGTAAATTATCATAATTATTAACTTTACCTTTTAATACTGACACTGCTTTATTTGTAGGTGCAGAACAATATATTTGACCTTTAAGATTTTTTGATAATATACTAATTAAAGTATCTACCATAAAAGTTTTTCCTACTCCTGCTGACCCCTGGATTCTTAACCTTTTACTTCTGGTTAAAATCTCTAAACTCTCATCAAGTTTTAAGTGTTGATGATGTGTTAATGCCATGTTTTTTCTATTTCATATTACTTTTTTTAGCTTATAATACTCTTTAAGAAAACTCTACAATTGAGAAGATTTAAAACAATCATTAGAACAATATGTTTTATCTGTTTCCATTACTTTTCCACACTCAGAACATTCAAATTCAACTTCAGTTTCAAAAGTACTTGTATGATATATAAAGTCAAGATGACAAAAACCTTTATCTGTATGAACCATAATTTCTTCTGAGGTAGTATCAATACTAAATTTTTCAATAATACCTATATTTGATTCTGGTGCTCATTCATGATGAACCTTATCACCAATTCTGAAGAAATCTCCATCAGAATTTATTGCAATTTTATTATCTACACTAATAAAATTTTGTTTTAAATCTTGTGCTCTTTCTTTCATAATAATTTTACTTTTAAATTGATAATGCAAAAAAAAATAGTGTATCACATGGTTGATACACTATTTTTATAAAAATTGCTATAAACCTAAATATTATAGAGATTGTTCAGGAATAACATGAACATCTCCATTCAATTCAGCTTTAATTTCTTCACTAGCATAAAAATCTGATGGGTCTAATGTTCTTAAATCAATATCAAGTTTATCTTCTTTACTAAATGCAACTCTTCTGTATTGAATTTTACCATCTTTTAAAGCTAGTTGTCCTTCATTTTCCACTCCTTTAGGAATTCTTACAACTTGCTTCTTAGCAAATGAATCTAAAGTTACAAGTGGAAGTTCAGAATTATTAATAGCATGTTGTTCTGTATCAGCAATAATTGGTGAATTAGACAATATTCTATATAATTTAGAATCAGGAAAAGATTTTAATTGTTCTTGTACAGTTTCAATAGTACTATCTACTGGAACATCAATCCATGCAACTCTTACTTCATTGTTTTCAAAGTTTGTTTCTTCAAAACCAAAGTCAGACATTGCAAAAATATTCTCACTTAATGAATTAGCTACAGACTTTGTTGGGTAGTAACTATTTGTAGTTACAGTCTGTTTTAGCTCTGCTGTTTTTGTGTCTTCTTTCTGAAAATCTGATTTGTAAACTCTGTTTACTGAAATTCCAGAAACTTTGACTTCTTTTCTAATGTTAGAATTTGCTTCCATTTTTTTGAATTTAATTTATAAATGCTTTAATTTAATGTAACACTTTCAAATGTTAAAGTGTGAAAACCTTTATCAACCTCAATATGTCAATGAATTTATCTATACTTGTTTAATAATTGTATTAGTCCTTTTGAAATAATTTACTGCATTATTATAAGCTGTAATTAAAAGAAGAATATCTCTATCATTTCTGATAATAATTATTACTTCTTTTTCTTTTAATGCATGTATATAACATTGAACTATTGCAATCATTTTTTCTACTGATTCCATAGTTTATAGTAATAGTAGTTTATAATTACCAGGATAACACTCATTTGGAGTTAGTGGATATTGTTTATCATATAAACGAAAATATCCTTCAATAAATGGATATAAATCAACTGTTTCAGAACCAAATACATAAGATGGTATTGTCCCATGTTTATATTTCCAATCATTTGGGTCATTTATTAATGGTTCAAAAATACTATCTGGTTCAAATAATTTAGACATTTTTATATCTCCATTATCTGATAGAGTATGATAGATAAAACAAGGTTTATCAGTCATATAACAATATCTAGCTTCTGAGTACTGTCCTTTACCAACAAATGTTTTCCACCTATTTTTTTCTATCCTTACTGAAGTATATATAGGAACAAGAACAACAAAATCTGCTTCTTTTAAATCTTTATCACTATATGTTCCTGACACAAACTCTGTAACTTCAAAACCAGAATCAATAAGAGATTTTCTTATTGGTTCAAGTATTGTTTCTGGTAATTGTAATGACTTACTTAAATAAACTTTTAAAGGTTTATTTTTTCTTTCCATCAGTAAACATATCAGTTAGAGTATCATTTGCAATTTCAATTTCTTTTTCAAGTAATTTAATATCTACAAGAGCTTTGTGATAATCATTTGCCCAAGAATCAATCTTAGAGTCAGCAGTTGTTACTGATATTGCTTCTAATGCTTCTTTTTGAGCTAAAAGTTTATCTTTTTTAGCATCTAAATCATCAATTAATTTTTCTTGATTTCTTTTTAATTGTCTTGCAATTCTCTCTGCTGCTTTTTTGTTTTTGTCATCTTTTGATGCTGTTAAAATAGCTAAAATTTTCATTCTGTTTTTTATTTAAAGGATTAATAATAATTTGTTAGTTTGTTGTGGACCTCTTGCATAATTTTGTAAAAAATAATTATCTACAATAGAATCATATATCATTTTTGCTCCAAAATGAAGCTTATCTTTAGGAAAATTATCAAAAAATTGTTCTATTGAAATATTAGAAGGAGTGTAATTTAATGAATTAATTTTTATCTTCTGAGATAATGAATAAGCTGAACCACTATAATTAATAATATAATAACTATTACAACTAATATTATAAACAATACTTAAATATCCATTTTGATTATAAATGGTTCAAAAGGCAATAAATTTGATTTTTTCATAATTGAATATTAGATGTTAAAAAATATTTTATATTCATTTTTTCAAACATTTCCATTAGATTTTTATTATGATTTGATAAAATTAAGTAATCATAAGTAATTGATTCTCTAGTTAACTCTTCTGTTCTACTAAATTCTATTGCATCAGCAACTACTTCTTCATGTATTCTTGTGATTGTTGAACCAGTACAACTAAAGTCATCAATTATAATATTAATATTGTCTATTGAATATCTAGTTTGTATCTTTTGTGAATGAGATTTCTCTCCTCTTTTTTTAATATGGTCAATAAAAATATTTTTATTAATATACACACTTAATAAAGAAGCTAATATAGCACCTGAAGAACCAGTACAATATACCACTATCTTTTTTTCTGTAGTTTCAAGTACAGGTTTTAATATTTCTGCTACTTCAATAATATAATCTCTAGCAGATTTAATATTCATACCCACTGGATATGGAATTTCACCACATTTTAATTCAATTAGTTCCATAAAAACTCTTTTAATGTTTAATAAATAGTGGACTTGCTGGGAATCGCTTTCCCTAATGATTGAAAAATTCAAGAATTAAATTTTCTCTTTGTAATTTTTCTTCTTCAGTATATTTACCATTTGCTTTGGTTGCTTTCTGAATAAGATTATAGATTTTAATTCTATGAACTTTTTTTGGATGTATTGATGTAAGTTTATTAGCAACAGCTAAAGCATTTCTATAAGCATATTTTAAATCATAAGCATCTTGGTGATTTTCTTTCTTTGCTTTTTTCAAAGAAATATTTCCTATTATACCAATATCTTTATAAATAAAATCTCTAATTTCTTCAAGTATATTTATTTCATTGTTATGAAAAGATAATTGAAGACTTTTATTAGTACCTTTAGTATGTTTGACTGCTGTTACACTTCCATCAGCATCAAAAAATCCTGTAATATATTTCCAATTCATAGTATTTAATTTAGACTACAAAGATGGGGTAAATATACCACAATTCCAAACATTTTCTCATATTTCTATGAGGATTGGACTATATCATCACCTGTTCTAGATGTTGCTTACTCTAGGCTCACCTTAGTGTCCTTAGTCTCTGAACCTTCCACAGTCTTCCCTGTGGCTTGGCTGCTGATTGGCATATCTTATCAGACTTAGCTTTCCAGTCAATTCAAGCAATTTTTAACTATATATCCCTATATAGTGGGTCCAATTTAAACCCAGGTCCTTAAATACATTCAAATAAATAGATTATACAAGTTTAATTACATTTCTTTTAATTCTTTATGCTAGAATAGAGTCAACTGATTAATCAGTTAAATTCCACCACTTTATTTTGAAAAAACAAAGAAAACATCAATTTATTGTGACTATTATAGTCTGCTATTATGCAGCAATTAAGTCAAGTACTTGCACTTCTGTTTCTACCTGTGCATTCAAGGCAATCACTTTAGGATTAGAAATCTCTAAAGATGAAATGGTAACATTATTGTTGCCAGTTAAAATAAATTAATAATCAATTTTTAATGTGTAGCTTATCAACCACATACTTGTCTATTTATTCTAATAATATCCAGTCAAAGCCAGTCAAGCCCAATTGTATTACATAAAAAGGTAATAATTTATTTTATTACCTTTTTACTATAGTAAAATAATACAGAGTTTCTCTCTCTACTGGTTATCCAGGTGATTTTTTATTGTACTATCTCATTTTATTAATTACTCTTTTCTTTTTTTGAAAAGGCTCTTTACTATCTTTCTTTTTCTGAATTTTTATATTATCAGTCATTTCAGATAATTTAAGGACTTTCCATCCTTTTCTTCTCATAAAATCTAATTTACCTAAGATTTTTAATCCTGGTGTTACATTTAATGGAATTCCTATTTCTTTAACAACCACTTGATTGTTATTACTATCATAGTCATATTCTTTAACTACAATCCCTTTACGCTGTAATATAGGTAACACAGCTTCTTCAGTATGAAATTTTCCTTTCATAGTTTTAATTTTGTTTTTGGTTTATAAAATGTTTTCACTAACTCTAGTGATTTTTCAACAACTTCAATTTGATTTTTGAGAATACTTAATCTTTTTTTATTTCTTTTAATAAAATTTGTTCTTACTCCTTGAATAGTATCATAAGGATATCTTTTTCTTCCAGATTTAGAAACCCATTTCTTTTTAATCCAATTACTATTATATGGTTTTATCCAATATCCAGAGGGAGTTTCTTTTATAACTTCTAATTTTAATAATTGAAGTCTATATACAGGACCAGAAAGAAGTGAATCAAATTTAGTGTCATCCTCAAATAAATGAATATATTCAATTCTGTAAAGTATCATAATAATAAGTATTATCCTGGTGCTTTTACACACCAGGAATTTATATTACTCTGCTTCTTGTAATTCAAGAATCATTTTATTCACTTCTTCAAGTGATAATCCTTTTAAAGCTTCTGTAGATTTAGATGCAGCCAACTCTTTCAATTGAGCAAGTTTAGCATTTCTATCAGCTCTAACAGCTTTGGCTTCTTTCTCAGCAAGTTTAACTTCAATGATATGTTTTAGAATTTCTAACTGAAGTTCTAAAACTGCATTTACAGTGTTTCTTTTACCAATAAAAGATTTTGTACCTGCTGTCTCAAGTTGTTTATCAACTGAAATAGCTAATGCATCTAAAGATTCAAGAGATAAATCCCATAAATCTTCAGTAGATAAATTACCTTTTGTGGTATTAAATCTTAATTTGGCTTTTGAAGCCTTTTCAAATAATGACATAATTTTTAAATTTTAAATTAATTTTATTCTTCAAATATAATAGCAAATAAAATTACTATAATTGCAAGTACTACCCATTTAATAATGATTTCCATATACTAATTGTTTAATCTTCTCCAAATACAGCAAATATTAGGACTATAATAAATATAGCACCTAAACCTATAAAAAATCCTTCCATAATACTAAAAATTAACTTTTAACATTCTTTTAAAATTACCATCTACTTTTACAATTAGATGATTTCTTTGAGTTTCAGAGAATCCAACACCAGATAATTGATTATCAGTATGTTCAACTTTCATTTTACCACCCATAATTTCAAGAACTTTTCTATTCTCATCAAATTCTTGTTTTAAGAATTCATTAAAGAATGGTCTAGCAATCTCATCACTAATACAATTCTCAAGAAAAAACATATAATGTTTATTACCTGTTGGATTTTCCCAGTAATTAGGTGAATACATAATCTTTTTTACTTTAGTAAATTGATTAGTTTTAACTCCCCATTTTTCTTTTGAAATTACATTTGATTTAACATCATTTTTAAATGTTATACCATTAACTTTTGAATAGTTAAATTCAACAACATTTATAGTACCTGAATCAGCAGGAGATTTATCATATTCAAAATCAACAATTTCTCCTCTACATTCTATCTGAACAATAAAACCACCTAACATAGACTCTCTTTTAGCAAAATTATTTACTTCTACTTTATAGTTTCCATCTAACATTCTGTCTTTCATAGACAAAACAATATTTTCAACAGGAGTTCTACTATTTCTACCACCAGCATTCATATCAACATCTAATTGTCCTCTTGATAGACTTATTCTATTATTAAAGAAAATTCTATTACCATTTGGTTCAGTTACATGAATATCTAAATCATCATAATTAAACCATGAAAGAGATACTCTCAATTCACCATCAACATTACCCCCAGCAGCTTTAACTTTTTCTTTAATAGAATCAGTTATACCACCAGTATATGACCATGAGAAATTATTATTCCATTTGAATAGTGACTTAGCATCTGAATTTACTGAAGTAATCAATGATACCATATTTGGTAAATGATTATTCTCAAGTAAAACTTCAATAGATTTACTTGTTGGAATTACTTTTTCAACAAAATCTTTAGCACTAATTTCTTCAATTTTAGATAATGATTTTGGATTAACTAAAGTTTCTTTAGCCATATCACCAAATACATCAGTGATTGAAGATGATTTATCTGTATAGATAATATCTTCAACACTTAAGTCAGTCTCATTGGCAAATCTTCTTTCTAAAGAATCAATTAATCCTAATTCTATCAATTTATCTTTTGCAGATTCAATCATTTTAGGAGTAACTAAAGCTGTTGGTCTTTTATAATTTGATGGTGCTACAACCTTTTCAAAAGCTGTTACAGCACTATCTAATTCTCTACCTTCTGACAAATCAATAAGTAAAGTTCCAATAGCAGTATTTCTTACTCTACAAAGAGCTTCTGGTATTTCTAATGATTTTAACCATAAAAAGTTCTCTACATTACCACTAACAGTAACAGTAGAAAATTCTTTTTGTAATTTAGAAAATTGTATAAGAATACTTTCAGATTCTTTACCTCTATAAAGAGAATTTTGTGCAATTAAATCAAGTACAGTATCAACTGCATCAATAGTTAACTCAGATAATGCTCTTTGAAGCATTTCTTTATTAGTTCTTTTTGAACCTTTAAATGAATCAATTAAATCTAGTTTTTTTACAAACTTATTAGGTAAAACTAAAGCAAAATGATTCCAAGTTACTTGTCTTACAGCATCAAAGTTTTCAGCAGTACCACATTTAGAAGATTCATTAACAAATACATCAGTAATTGGTAATGAATGAATATAATTACTTAAATTAAGAATTGAAGCTTTATACTCATCTGGAACTTCCATATTATCCCATATTGAAACTCTTTTACCATCAATAATAGATATAATTCCTGCATATTGTCTTAAAAATGATTTACAACAATTACAATTATGGGATTGTTGTTCTTCTAATTCAAATGCTTGGAGATAATTATCCCAAATAACCTCTCTATCTATAGTAACATAGAATAGATGTTCAGATAAAGATAACATTTTCTGAAAGTTATCTTGTAATTGTTGTTTTACAATTTTAAACATGTTTTTATATTTTAATTTATTATTTTTTAAGAAAAAATACATTATAAGATTTACTTCTATTACCTAGGAATATTTTCTAATGTCCTGTCCATCCACTGTAAACAGCAATGACCACTCATAATGTATTTGTAAATTTACTGGCAGGAATATGCTACACAATTGTGTGCCAGGCTTCTTCCATATTTAGTCCTGTTACCCTCAACCTATAAGAGACCAGTAATAAATTTATTTAGAAGTTATAGATTCCATTAAATAAATCTAATAAACCTTGTGCTATTTGTTCTTGTGGTGTCATAGTATTTGTTGTTCTAAAGTTCTACTAAATGTAATTGGTACTAACCTTCCTCCTTCAAGTGAAGGAGATTCATTTATGAATACTGAAATAACTTCTTTCTCAGTATCTGCTTTCTTATCTCTTCTTTTCAATTCTCTAACAAACTTATCTGTTACAGAATTATAGATTTTAATACTATCTTCAGTAGATAAATCTTCTAAACCAGAAGAAAATAATAGTTGCATAATAGCTCTTTGATTATAGAGAACTATGTTCTTTTCTCTCTTTTTAAAAAGCTTTTCTACCCATGTATTTAATAATCTTTTAAATCTTACTAAATATCTAATTTACTAATAAAAATTAAGGTGTTAATTTTATTATTAACACCTTAATATTAAATTGTTACTCAGCAGAAATCTTAGCTATTCTTTTATTTAAAGAAGCAATTTGTTCATCAATTTTAGATTTAGCTTTACTATAAGCCTCTTTTTCTGATTCAATTCTTTTTTCAATTGCTTGAACATTCAATTCATGATTGTCAAGATTATCTAAATAAATTTCTTGAAAAGCACTTTGTTCAGCATTCTTACCAATCTGGTCCATATCAACTTTCATGTAAGCTTCATTTAATGCTACTTGAGCATCTTCTAATGAATCATTTAATTCATCAATAGCTTGGTCATGATTGAATTTAAGATTACTTAAATTCTTTTCATGAGCTGCAATTTCTTTACCTAAAGCTTTTGTAACTCTTGTAAAGAAACTTTCTAATTTTCCATCATTTCCTAATTTAAGAAATGCTGAAATTGCTCTCACAATTGAGAATTTACTTGTTGAAACTGCTACACTGTTTGTTTTTTTAGTGTTCATAATAAATATAATTAAAGTGTTAAATAATTCTTCTTTGTTTTACAGGGATTAAATCTATCTCCTGTATTTTTTTTGGTTTTGAGTGCATAAAGGCACTTCTTCTTGTTGATGGTCTAAAAGATTCTTCTGAAATAGATGTCATTTTTTCAAGATAAAATTCTTTAGGAAATTCCTCTACTTCAGAAGATGTAGGTTCAGGAGGAGTATTTGAAATTGGGTCTATACCTATCTCTCCTCTAAAATATATAGTAAAATAATGCTCTGGATTCTCTTGACCAAAAATCACCTCCCAAAAACTATTACCTTCTGGTGACTCACTCCAATTAAATCCTCCAGTAGCTTCAGTAGAATACTTATTTTTTTTATAAGCTTCTAAACTTTTTAAAGAGGATTTTAGTCTTATATTTTCAAGAATTTCTGGATAATCTTTTAAAAAACTAATATTTCCTAAATCTTCTGATATTAATGTAGTTAAAATAGAATCTTTTTTTAAAACTAATCTTTCAAATTGCTCAAAATCTATTCTAGCACCATTAAAATCAGATGGATGAGTTTTTGCTGATGGATGATTATTTACCATACCATAGGCAGAACCAAAACTAAAAATTTGATCATCAGGATATTTAAGATCTGCCCACCATTTTTTAATAATTTCTACATTCACACTATCAATAAGTATAAACCAATTATGAGGTAATTCAATAGATGTACTTTCTTGTTTTAAAATATTCTTTTTAAATTGTTCAAATGTTATTTCTGTATAATCCTTATATTTTACATTACCTTTTACAGTACCAGAAAAGTATTTAGAGTTATCTGAATGATGCTCTGATACTAATGTATAACCTATGCTAATAATTTTTCTATCTTCACAAGAAATATTTGGTTGTCTTAATCTCCATTCACTTGCTGCTTTTTGATTTTCTTCAGTAATTACCATAAACCATTTATTAGGAAATGATTTAGTAGAATTATCAACTTTATTTTTTATTATAGCCATCTTATATTATTTTTAAGATGATAAATAATAGTCATATAAGCTGTTTTTCTACCATGAGTATTTACAATAATATCTCCTGAAACATTATACTCAAAAGTGTCTCCTTCTTCTATTTTTAATATAGAATCTGACACATTATTATAAGGGTTAAGATGAGCAGGAATATATTCTGTTCCTGGTAGAAACATATTTTTAACTATTTCTAATTGTGGAGCCATAATATTATTTTGATTTAAGTTTTTCTATTTTTCTTATAGCTATTTGTTTAGCTATTGGTTCATAAGTTCTTAAAACGATATAATGCATCATAGATGTAATACCCATAATACAAAATATTGTTAATATAAAGTTCATTGCTTGCCAATCACAAAAATCATAACTATAATCTACTATAAATAGTAGAATAATAGTTATATAATGACCAAGGCAATAAGGACAATGTATCAACTCTTCCAATTTAGAATGAAGAGTTGATACATATTCTCTTAAGAATTTAAAAATACTTGTTACTGTAATAGTAAATGATACACTACATACAATAAATGATAATAATAATAATTTTTCCATTATATTACTATATCACCATCTTCATAATCTTCAGCCATATCACCATCTTTTAAAAGAGAGTCAATAGGAACTTTTCTTAATAAAGTAATTTCATCACAACCACAACCACAACATGATGTATATTGTAATTTTACTTCTCTGTAATCTTTTTCTTCTTCTTTAGCTAATGCCATAATTAAATTTATTTAATTAATAATAAAATGGAATATTTAATATTCTCATTATAATAAGTTTGATTAACATTTTCATGTTAAATATGTTTTAGGTAAACTAAGAATAATATAATGAGTGTATAGTTGATTAATATACTCAGCATATCTATCTTTATGTCTGTATTTCTTTATTCTTTCTAGTTCATGTTTTTGAACTAATACTAATGAATCTCCTAATTTTAATAAGTTTACAAGCTTATCATTAATAGAAGGACCAGGATTCTTTTCATGAATCCAATTGCTTGATGCTGTCATATATAATATGTTTATAAGTTTTCTTCTACTTCCTTTCTATTCCAATTATTTTTTAATTTCTTAATTGTAATAGTATTATCTTTAGGATTTATTTTAGTACATTTACTTAAATCTCCTTTAGTCCTTCTATTAGAACAATAATCATATTCAACTAATACATCAGTAATAATTTCACCTTTATTATAAGATTCAATATATTTTTTAATGAATTGTTGTGATGGTTGAGGTAAAATATATTTAACACTAGAGTCACTTCCTCTAACAAGACATTCTTCTAATTTAAATAATGAAGTATCTGTTGTAGCTATAATTTTTCTAAGATATTGTTCATAGTCTAAAGATTTCATATTATGAATAACTACTTTAGTAGCTTGATAAACAGAATTTTTATAACTGTCATATATATAATCACCTTCTTTTATTTTGTCATCTTGTTCTTTATTGCCAGATGAAATAATATATAGATTACAAGGTATTAAATCACTACTAGAAGAATGTGTATGTAATAATTGATTTTTAGTATTTAACCATAATATTTGTGATTTTCTATCAATACTATCCAATATAGTATGTAATAGTATTATCTGTGCTCTTTTAAACTGATTCATATCATTTGTTTTTAAGATTAATAATTTATTTGTATTTTACACCTAAAACTAATAAAGATTTATTCGCAAACTTGCAGAACTATTATAAGAAACTGGTGCACTCAATATCTTGTGAAGTTATTAAGTTTTTTATCTGATTAGAGCATCTCACTCCTTTACATAACTATACCTTTTGAGCTGCATCAATGTGGCTGTTCATAAACTAGCTTAAATAGCATCTTAAGTATATATCGTTCTTTAATGATTAAGACTATCTTGTTTTTAGTCAACTATACTATTTACATATTTTAAAATCACTTGTCCATATCTAGTGGAATATAATAGTGGTTATCTCCACTATAATATGTTTTTATTTTAGAATACCTCTACAATATTAGAAATGTTGATTTCATTTGTGATTATTTTAAATTATTAATAAAATGGTTTAGTCATAACATATAAAAATGCTGAATATGAACATCTACCTGATTGATAAAAATATTGAGCTATTGTAATAGCTCTTGATTTATTCTCTTTAGTAAGAGATTTGAATAATATACTTGATATATCCATAATATTTAAGTTTTGGCTATTAGTATAAAATAAATAAAATACTATCCTAAATGGGAGTAAACCCCTATAGGTCATGACTCCTATATTGTCTGTTTATTAGGATAGTATTTCCAATGAACTTGTGCTTATCTATCAAATATTGGCTTAATAGAAAAATGCCCAGAATGCTACCAATATGGTCTAACATTTTATTCCAACACATTTTTGTCAGGGTGTAATTCATTGTTTATTGTGGTCATGCCCACCTGTTATACATGAATTTGTAGCATTGAGAGGATTTACACCTCCAAATAGGGCTGATGTTTGGATGCCCTTGTTTTCTATTTTAAACTACAATGCTTGAATTTTAATACTTTAATATAATTACCCATTGATAATTAATAACTTAGTTATGTAAATTCTTAAAGTATTAGTATATTTTGAGTAACATCTTACCTCTATTTTGTAGTTGTCGAGATTATAAAGATATTGCTCTTGAAGTATTATATACCACCAGTTCTATGTAAAACAGCTATTTGTTTATCAATAGAATATCCATTTAATGAAAGCTGGTGTTGTTGTGCTATTTTATTCTTTAGATTTTCTGTCTCTTCAAGTAATGCTTTACCTAAATAACCAGAAGCTATTAATCTAAATTTATAGTGGTCTAATATATCTAATAGTGATATAGTTTCCTCTTCTGTTAATATAAGATTGATTGGTATCATAATATAAATATTAAAAGATTTTTCTATTAATTTCAGGGTAATCAGTTGATTCTACTTTAACCATTATATCTCCACAACATATTGTATAATGTGTTCCTTTAAATACATCACTAAATGATGTAGTATATTTAAGGTTATATTTATTAACAAATTGTCTTCCTTCATAGAATGAAAATGAAGCTATATTATGTCCACTATCTTTATTTTGAGTTATTTCTTTTGGTATGATTGATGTGTTCATAATTTAAGTTTTAGCTATTAATAAATATGTTTTATTTATTTGTGTAATTTAAATGTAGTTAAAACTGGATGTATATGTAGTGACACACACTCTTATCATCATATTAATCAATATAATTGGAATAATATAGTAAGACTTCTATCTATTACTATATTAACAATCTTGCCTAATACAAAATGAGTAGCATTTACTTCTTTAATATTCAAATTTTACTTTTAATATCTTATACTACATATACTCCAGTTTTTATTCCAACTAATTATACTTCCACCTTATTTAATCACATCCTTTACCTTATATATGTAATATTGTAATCACCTCAATACCTTAATAGGTATTATATTAGATTATATCTACAAATTAGTGTGGGTTTTTAGAGTGGGAAACCACTGATAAATAAGATAGAGAACAAGGTTCTTTGATTTAATAGTGTTGTTAAATAAAAATAAAAAAGAAAGGGAGATTGCTCTCCCCTTATTATTATAGTGTCATCTCAGCATCAGCATATTTGACAATTCTATAAGCTTGGTATTCACCTTGCTCACCTTTTCTTACTTCATGTTGTAGTCCTAATCCAGCTAGATTAGCATCTTTCTTCAACTCAGCAACAGTGTCTTTATGGATAGATACAGCAACTCTGTTGTCATTATCCCAGTGTCTCATCCACTCAGTAGTTTCACCAGCTTCATTTTTAGCAGTGTTCAATTCAAAGGTTGGAATTCCTAATTTAGTTTTAATGTCTTGTAATTTCATGATAATTTAATTTAATGATTTATACTCAAGATAAGTGTGGGTTTTTAAGATGGGTTATAGATGAAAACAAAAAGGGCTAATTGCCCTTAATGGTTTACTGTCTGTCATAGCTGTTGAAATCTGCTAGGTTAGCAGACAATGAGCCATCAGGTAATTGATACATTGTTCTCATGGGTAATAGTGGTTAGTAGTAAGGATTAGTTAGGGTTTTTAGTTCTAGTGATTAGGATGAAGCCTAATGCTAATGTGCTTAATATAAGTATATACATTGAGCAGTTGTACATTTCAACTTCTTGGTCTAGTACAGCAGACATAGTACCATGAACATCATCAACATTGACATGATTGTAGATACAACATACAATAGATGAGTAGAACATTGATAGACATAGGATAGAGATGAAGAATATTTTACATACTTTAATCATGGCTGGAGAATTTAGTTGTTAGTATAAAGAGTGGGGGGTAGTTCCCCTCTAAGGATTGGTGGGGGTCTTTATGTGGGGTGGTTCACACTCCTATTATTTCTCACTAAAAATTTTTTCCTAGAAAATTTTAGACATAAAAAAACTCTCATAAGATTGAGAGTTCAGTAAAAACCTTAAAAGAAAAAGAACCAAAAAGAAAACTATATATTTAGCCTATTATTCTTTCAGAATCATTGGTTGACTATGGTGTGTGAACACACATAGAAAACTATGTTTGGCAAAGTTAGTCTTTTTTTTTGACATAATCAAGTATTTTATAGAGTTTTTAGAAAAAGTTATTAACAATCTGGCTACACTATTAACTTCCTGGTATTATTAAATTTATTAAAATGTTTTTGTTTATATTAATTTTTTAATTAACTTTGCTTCAAATTAAAATGAATAATATGATAATAGAATTCAATACCTCAAAAGCTTCTTTAGAAGAAACCTTTGATAGAGCAATGCAAGCAGAGACTACAGGAGAGGCTTCTCTAACTTTTCATAGAGAAAGAGATTACATTTCTACAACAGCAATTGAAATGGATAATGTAGTTGATTATGAAGTAGGTAAAGTTTGGGTAAATAACCAGGAATATGATTGTGTGTATGCTAAGTTAGATATTACTGATGATTCTTATACAAGAAATCTAATGATAACAGGTGCAGATTTTAGAGTATTATTAGAGAGTACTAGAAATATAAAAATAAGAAGTGCAGAAGAAATGTTAAATAAGATAAACAATGAAAATAATCCAACAAGTATTTAAGTTAGAAAGAAGTGAATATTATACCATGCATCTTGGTATTATTAACTCTGTATTACCAGTTAAATTAAGTGATAAAGAGTTGGAAGTTTTAGCAGCTTTTATGGCATTAGATGAGAATATTATTAAAGATGATAATTTTAATTCATTTGCTAGGAAAATTGTTAGAGAAAAATTAAAACCTAATCTTTCTTCTGCTGGTTTAAGTAATCACTTGAAGTCAATGATTGATAAAGGTTTTCTTTCTAAAGATAGTATTACAAATGTAATTACTATTAAAGAGTTTTTAAAACCAGAACAAGATACACAAGGTTATCAATTTAAAATTAGTAAAATATGAAATACATATTAGGAGTATATGGTAAAACAGCATATAATTTATACTCACATCAACATGAATATACAACTAAAATTTTAGTCTCACAAGATGTTCTTGATTTTTTAAATAATCATGATATAGAAATAACATCAAAAGGAGAAAGACTTTATATTATGAATAATGTAAAGTATATTTATTTAGGTATAGATTTTGAACCAGAAGTAGATATAAAAGAAGTAGTAAAAAAATATCAATATATGTATGACATTATAGTTGGAAGACTTGAAGAATTAATAAAGAAAGAATATGAGAAAAACAAATGATATATTAATTACTGAATTTCATAAAGAAAAATTAGATGTGTATCCTGATATTAATTTAGACCAAGCAAAAGAAATATGTAATGCTCCCTGGTTATTTTTAAAAGAAGAAATGGAAAGTGGAGAATTACCAGAAGTTAGATTTAAATATTTTGGCACTTTTCAAGTTTATAAAGGTAGAGCAAAGAATATGTTAGATAATTTGAAAGAAAGATTTAGGTTTAATAAGGTAGATAAAAAAGAATACTTTAGAATTAAAAATATTTTAGATAATTTTTTAAATAAAAAAGAAGATGATTTGGAAAAATAAACATATAAATATAGGAGAAGTTAAAGTAGGTAAGAAAAAAATGATTACATTTAATGGTCTTGAAAATCTACCAGAGATTAGAAGTATGACTTCAACTTGTGGATGTAGTGCTCCAAAAATAGAAGGTAATAATATAGTAGTTATATTTGTTGCTCCTTCTATTCCTTTAAATAAGATTACTATTGGTTATGATAATATTATAAAACAAGTAAAAATTATCTATAGAGATGGTACACAAGATACATTAAGTTTTTCAGCTAAAATAATTAAAAATTAAATTATGAGAACAAGTGTTAAAGGAATAGCAATGATAAAGAGTTTTGAAAGTTTACATGATGGGGATTTAAGTATGATTGGTTTACAACCTAAAATGGACCCAGTGGGAATATGGACTGAAGGTTATGGTAGAGCAATGAGAGATAAGAATGGAAATTTTATTAAAGGTATTCTTAATAAAAAATTAGTTTATGAATGTATTACTATTAAGACAGAAGTTCAAGCAGAGAAAGCTTTAATAGAAGATTTAGCAGCAAGAGAGCATGTTGTTATGCAAAATATTAGAATTAAATTAAATCAGAATCAATTTGATGCATTGGTTTCCTATGTATATAATACAGGTGGTTCTTCTACTTTATATAATCTTATTAATAAGAATGCAGGTAAAGAAAAAATCCAAAATTGGTTTGAAACTAAGTATATAACCAGTGGAGGGATTAAATTACCAGGATTAGTAAATAGAAGAAAAGCAGAATCAACTTTATATTTTAGTTAATATGGCATATTTATTTCAAATAAATGGAAAGGCAGTATTTCCAAATCCTGAGACTCTATTAATCTCTCCATTCAAAGAAATATGGGATAGAGATTTAAGTTCAGAAAAAGAAAATGCTATACAAGAATTTGCTTACATAGAGTTTATGACTTCTATGTTAAAGTCAAATCCTTATAGGGAATATCCAGAAACTAAGAAAGATGAAATTATTAGAAAAGATATTATCACACAAATAGAATGGCAACCTGATGATTTAGTTGTAGAAGCAATGGAATGGTTGGTTAATAAACAAACTGAAGGTTCTATTACTTTTACTTATTGGTTATCTAATAAAGCAGCTATTGAGAAAATGATTAATTTTTTTAATAATTTTGATATTGATGAAAGAAACTTTAAATCTGGAATGCCTATTTATAAACCAAAAGATATTACAAGTGCAGTGGCTGATGCTGAAAAAACATTGACTACATTAAGTGCATTAAAAACAAAAGTAGATGAGGAATTATATGAGAGCAATAGAAATAGGGCAGATAAAGTAATCAGTCCTTTTGCAAATCCAAACAGTTTAAAATAAAAAATTATGAGTGTAGTTAAAAAAAATTTATTAGATTATTTAGATAAAGATGAATCTAATGAGAATGAAAAATCTTCTATACAAGCAGTTTTATTTAAGGCACAAGTAGATACTAAAATAACTCATTTATTACAAAAAGATAAAACATTAGCAAGACATAATGCAATGGGAATGTTTTATGATGAGATAGGTGATAAAATTGACACATTTGTAGAGACATATATGGGATTATATTCTATTGAAGATATATGTACAGAAGAAAGTTGTTGTATTAAAGAGCCATTGACTTATTTTCAAAATTTATATAGTCAGATAGAACTATTAAGAAAGCCTATTAAGGAAACATTTTTACAAAATCAAATTGATGAAATGCAACAATTAATTGCACATACTCTTTATAGACTTAAAAATATAATTACATAATATGAGTCAAATAAATTCAATAAGAAATCCAGAAGGTATATGGATAAATAGTCAAGCATTTAGAGAGGAAGGTAATAAATTCAAAAAACATGGATATTATATTGCTGACCCTTGGGGTTCACCTGCTTGGTATGATTACTGGACAGAACAAAGAGGTAGATGTATTAATGGTTACTCAGTAGGAGGGGCAAAAATAACAGGAGAACATTATTTTTATTTAAATTTTACACCTATTCAAAAGGTAGATAATATTAATGGAAATAGAGCAGATAAGATAGAGGGTTTTCCTGACTTTTGGGATGGAGATTATAATTATTTCTGGTCAAGAGAGATAGCAAAGAATGGTATTGTTAGAGCATTAGGGTTAGAGGCAGAATTTGAAGAAGAGTTTAGAATTAGTGTAAAAACACTTCCAGAAGCAGAGGCTCAGAAAAAGATTTTACAAAAATTATTTGATGGGTTGCAACTTGAAGTTAAGATTGAAGTTGATTTTCTTGGTGGTGGATATAATTTGATTGTTGGTAAATCAAGAAGAAAAGGTTATTCACTTAAAAATCAAGCTATTGCAGCTAACAATTATCAAACAATACCTAAAAGTTATACAGCCTTTGGAGCTTATGAGAAGAGATTTTTATTTCCTGGTGCTATCTTTTCTTATACAATGGACACAATTAACTTTGTTAATACCAATACAGCATGGGCAATGCCCTCAGATGTATTAAAAAAAGCAGACCATATTAAGTCTAGTTATATTGAGTATAAGAATGGTATTAAATTAGAGAGTGGTTTTAAATCAGAAATACAGGCAGTTACATTTAAGGATAACCCTGATGCTTTAAGGGGTAAGAATGCGAAAGATATTTTCTTCGAGGAATCAGGAGCATTTGGTACACCAGGATTATTGAAATCTTCGTATGCTGCTTCTCAGGACTGTGTAATGGCAGGAGCTATTAAAACAGGAATGATTACAATCTTTGGAACATCTGGAGATATGGAAGGTGGTACTTATGATTATGCTGATATGTTCTCAAGACCAGAAGCATTTGATTTAATGCCTTTTGTAAATATATGGGATGAAGATAGTTTGAAAACTAAAGTAGGATTCTTTCACCCTATTAACTGGAATATGGAAGGGTTTTATGATGAGCAAGGTAACTCAAATAAAAAAGCAGCAAAAGATTTAGAATTAGCACATAGAGCAAAATTAATTAAAAATGGGGCTACTTCAACAGAGTTACAACAAAGAATGCAAGAGAAACCTCTTGGTCCAGCAGAAGCATTTGCAGCAGTGTCAAGTAATACTTTTCCAGTAGTAGAATTAAAACAACAATTACAAAAAGTAAAAGCAAATGGATTACAATTTATAAAAGGAACTCCAGTTGATTTATTGATGGAAGATGGTAAGATAATAGCAAAACCAATTCTTAATTCTAGTAAAGAACCAATTACAAGTTATCATCATATACCAACTAATAAAAGAGGATGTCCTGTTATTTATGAATATCCAGTAAATAATGCTCCTTCAGGTTTATATAAGATTGGATATGACCCCATAAGACAGGAAGAAGGAACTTCATTAGCTTCAATATGTGTATATAAAAGTTTTCATGTTGGTACTGCTTATCATAGTATTTTAGTTGCTGAATATATTGGAAGATATGAAGACCCAGATGATATTGATAGAATAGCAGAGATGTTTGCTGATTTATATAATACTAAAATAATGTATGAGAATGAAGTTACTGGAGTTAAGAATTATTTTAGAAGAATTAAAAGGTTAGGTTTACTAGCATTACAACCTGATTCTGTAATTTCTAAAAATGTGAAACATAGTAAGGTAAATAGGGTCTATGGGTGTCATATGAATGTGCAACTTAAAGATGCTGGAGAAAGATATGTTAAGTCATGGTTACTAACAGTATTAGATTATGATGAAGAAGGAAATCCTATTAGAGTTATTGATAGAATATATTCAATAAGACTACTTGAAGAATTAATCTCATATAATAGAAAAGGTAATTTTGACTTAGTTTCTTCTCTATTTATGTGTATGTTTCAAGTACAAGAAGAAGTCTTAGGTAAAGAGTATGATGAGAAAAAAGAAAGTAAAAATGCAAAATTATTATTAGAAATGATAAATGATATGTACAAGAAGTAATTAATTTTGTATATTTGCAATTAAATTAATTATTATGAAAAAAATTAATATAAAATTATGCCTACAATAAACCAAAATCAAAATCAAAGATTAAGTTATGCAGCAAAAAATGCTGATAATAAACAATGGTATAAGAATCAAGCAAATATGATTGATAATCAACATCATTTAAATAATTATAATACTTATCATACTGATAATGTATCTGATTTTAAAAGAATGAAAGTTAATTATGATTTATTTAATAATATACTTGATTTATCTGATTTTGAATATGTTTGTAAACCATTTGGTGCAGAAGCTGGAGAATTACCTGCAAAGATGATTAATAGAGATATTGTTTCTGGTAAAATTAAAGCTATGCTTGGTATGGAAATGAAAAGACCTTTTTCATGGAATGTTATAGCTACAAATCCAGAAGCAACTACTAGAAAAGAACAAGAAGAGTTTGGAAGAATAAGAGATTATGTTATTTCAGAAACTCTTAAACCAATTAGAATGCAAATTGAGCAACAAAAGGCTCAAGAAACTCAAGGAAGAGAATTAACTCCAGATGAAATACAAAAAATTCAACAAGAAATTGAAGAAGAATTACAAGCACAAACTCCAGAGGAAGTAAAGAAATATATGCAAAGAGACCATCAAGACCCATCAGAGGTAATGTCTCAGCAACTACTTGAATATTTAATTCAAAAATGTGATGTTAAAAGAAAATTTAATAATGCACTAAAGCATGGATTATTATCTGCTAAAGGTATTATGTATGTTGGTATATTAAATGGAGAACCAGAAACTTGGAATACAAATTCAATGAGATTCAACTATGATAAATCACCTGATTTACAATTTGTTGAAGATGGAGAATTTGCAAGTTGTGAATATCCTATGACACCTTCAGAGATTGTTAGATTCTTTGGTGATGAGTTAAAGCAAGATGAGATTGATAGAATTTATAAATCTTGGGGTGGACCAAATAGAGCAAAGATAATTGATAGTGATTTATTTAATATTGAGGAGACTGTTAGAAACCACAATAATAATAGTTCAGTAATGATGGTTCATACTGTATGGAAATCATTAAGAAAGATAGGATTCTTAAAGTATAAAGATTTTAAGACTGGTAGCACTGAAGAAATGATTGTAGATGAAAACTACAAATTAAATAAAGATACAGGAGACCTTTCTATTCAATGGGAATGGATTCCAGAAGCTTATGAGACATGGAAAGTTAAAACAGTAGAACCTATCTACTTAAAAATGCAACCCATTCCAGGGCAATTTAAAGATATTGATAATTTATATTATTGTAAACTTCCTTATTATGGAATAATTTATGATAATATGAACTCACAAGAAACTTCATTAATGGATAGATTAAAAGTTTATCAATATTATTATAATATTGTAATGTATAGACTTGAATTATTACTAGCTTCTGATAAAGGAAAAAAAGTGTTAATGAATATTAATATGATTCCAGACTCAGCAGGTATTAATATTAAGCAATGGCAGTACTTTATAGAGTCAACCCCTTATATGTGGTATGACCCAAGTGAAGAAGGTGCTCAATATGCTGATGCTAATACAGTTGCAAAAGTTATTGATTTATCTATGGTATCTGATATTCAGAAATATATTGAAATTGCTGAATATCTTAGAAATCAATGTGGTAGAAGTGTTGGTATTAGTGATGCTGTAGAAGGTCAAATTGGACCAAATGATAGTGTTGGTGGTACAAGACAGAATCTTATACAATCTTCACATATTCTTGAACCTTATTTTGAATTACATAGTTATTTAAAAAGAAATGTATTACAAGCTTTAATTGAGACTGCTAAGGTTGCTTACTCAGGAACTAAAAAGAAAAAATTAACTTATTTTCTTGATGACATGTCTAAAAAAATTATTGATTTAGATATAGGTTTAATTAATGACTCTACATTAGGATTGTTTGTTTCTAATTCAGCTAAAGCAGAAGAAGCTAAAGATTTAATAAGACAACTTGCCCATGCAGCTTTACAAAATCAAAAAGTAGAACTATCTGATGTTATTTCAATAATTAGACAAGAGTCAATAATTGAAGCAGAAGAAACTCTTAAGGTTGCAGAAGAAAAAAGAAATGCATTTGAATCTTCACAAACTCAAGCAACAATAAAAGCAAATGCAGAAGAAAAAGAAAAAGATAGAGAATTTGAGAGAGAAAAATGGGAACATGAAAAAGATATTGTTATTGTTAAAGAAGAAGAGAAAAGAGAGACTGAAGTTATTAAAGGTGCTCTGGTTGGAGCTTCATTTAACCCAGACCAAGATGCAGATAATGATGGGGAAAATGATTTTGTTGAAATTGCTAAACATGGTTTAGATGCTGAAATTAAAAGACAAAATGTTCAATTACAAAAAGATAAATTTGAACATCAAAAAAATATTGATTCTAAAAAATTAAAACAGAATGATAAGAAATTGAGTATTGATGAAAAGAAATTAAATCAAAAGAAGTCTAGTTCTTAAAAAAAGCTATTAGACATTATTTTTGAAAAATTAATTTTAAAAATGTAGTTTTATTAATTTTTAATATTAAATTTGTAGCATGATAAAAGAGAATAAAAGTCTTGAAGGATTTGAAGGATTTGAAGAGATGTCATCAGAAGTAGATTTTTTCAGTCAGACCCAAGACACAGATGTTAGTACAGATACAAAATCTGTTATTGATGAAATATCTAAAGATGATATTTCATCAGAAGAAAATAAAAATGTTGAGGTAACAAGTGCAACAGAAAAAGATGACTTGTTTAGTGATAAAACTATATTAGATGATAATGAAGAAGAGGAAGCAGAGGTTAAAACTGATTCAAATATTTCAATCCTTAATAAATTAAAAGAAAAAGGTTTCATTGAATTTGAACTTGAAGAAGGAGAAGAATTAACTGAAGAGTTAGCAGAAGAATTACTTGAAGATAAGTTTGAAGAAAGTGTAGAAAATAAGGTAAAAGAGTTAGTAAATGATTTACCTGATGAAAAGAAACAAGCAGTACAATATCTACTTAAAGGTGGTAGCTTAACTGACTTGATAAGTGCTTTTTCATCAAATGATGTTTCAATTGATTTAAATATAAATTTAGAAAAAGAAGAAACACAAATTAGTACTTTAAAAAAACTTTTGAAACTTGAAGATAAAGATGATGAAGAAATTGAAACAGAAATTGAGTTCTTAAAAGATTCTGGTAAACTTAAATTAATTACTGAAAAGAAATTTAATAAGTATAAAAAAGAAATTGAAGAAGATCAAAGAGATTTTCTTGCTGAACAAGAAGATAGAAAAGAAAAAGAAAGAATAGCAATTAGAGAATCAAAAGCAAAAATTTCTACTTTCTTAACTAAAAATGTAGAAGTAGATGGTATTACATTTACAAAAGAAGATAAAAAATCTTTACCTTCTTATATGAATGATAAGACTGTAAAATTACAAAATGGTACTCTTATAACAGAAATGCAAAAACAACTGTTTTATGATATACCAAAGAATGATAAAGCATTAATACAGCTTGCTACATTATTGAAAAATAGAAATGAAGATGGAACATTCAATTTTGATAGTATAGCAAAAAGTGCAAGAACAAAGGTAACACAAGAAGTGAGAAAAGAAATTAGAAGAGGACAGAGTATTCCTGGAAATTCAACAATTACAGGTAAAGAATCAGTGAAAAGTTTAGCTGATTACTTTACAAAATAACTAAATTTAAAACAATTAAATTATGGCAATGACAATTAATAAATTGCAAGTAAGACAAGCAAAATTTGATTCTACTAGAATGACTGACTTAAATCATTGGAGTAAGAATCTGGCTATCAAGCCAACTGTTTTTGAAGCACCACAGAGAGCTTTGTTCTCTTCAAAAACAAATAGTATAAATTTATCAAGTGGAAATATCCTTGAAGGTATTTTTGGTTTAGGTAAGACTAAATATATTGATGATTTAACTTGGTCATGGAAAATGAATGTAAAAGGATATAGACCTATTACAATTCTTGAAAACAGAACTGCTGGTTCAACACCAGGAAAATATAGAGGTAAAATCAAAGTCTTAGTGGATGTTGATTTAGCTGCTATTGGTGAATCTTGGGGTCCAGGTTCTTCTGACAAATCTCAAGTGGTAACTGTTGTAGATAAAAGAAAAGATGGTAGAGGATATGAATATACTTTACAAACTTACACTGAAGGTGCAGAGCACTTTATTAAACCAACTTATCTTGAGCCAGGAACAAAATGGACAAGAATGTACACTATGAGAGGTGAGGCTGCTGAGTCAGGTGGTCATACAGAAGGGTACACTCAGGTTGAATACAAAAATTCATTAGTGAAACTAAGAAAAGAATTTAAAGTAACAGACTTTGGTGCTCAAGCTGTTTTGGATATTGCTTTCCAAGATGAAAATGGTAAAGTATATAGAGCTTGGATGGATATGCAAGAAGCTCAATATCATATGGCAATGAATAAAGAGATGGCTATACATGGAATGTATAGTAGATTGGGAGACCAACCTCTTATTGACCCAGATTCAGGTTATCCAATTAATCCTGGTGCAGGTATGGAGCAACAAATTGAATTTGGTGGAAACAATGAAAGATATACAACTTTAAGTGCAGAATTAATTGAAGCATTCTTTGATAGAATTGTTTATTCAAGAATTAGTCCTGGTGATTTAGGAGATGTAATTGGATTGTCTGGACACTATGGTATGAAAGAATTTGCAAAATCTTTAGATATTTGGGCAGGTGGTAAAGCTATTGTTAGAAATAGTCAAGATTTTGTTAAAAATGATGCAAGTGGTGTACATAATAACTCATTAAGAGTAGGTTATCAATTCACTCATTATGATTTACCTAATGGTGGTAGTTTCAAATTAATTCATAATCCATTAAATGATGATAAATCTATCCATAGAGATATTGACCCATTAACAGGTTATCCTTTACAATCACAAAGAATTACAATTCTTGATGTAACTGGAGGAAATGGGCAATCAATTAATGAAAGAGATAATATTTGTTTAGTTAGAAAAAACAAAGTTTATGGTACAACTTTAATTGAAGGTAGAGTAGGACCAGGTGGTGAGATTTCTAAAAATCCTAAACACTCTGGGGATTATTACAGAGTAGATATTTCTGATTCAGTAGGTGTTGAAATTAAAGACCCAACTGTAACAGGAGAATTAATTAAAACAGTAAACTAATTTTATGATAAATAAAGAGTTAAAAATAGAGATTAGACCTATTCCAGACAGAAATAATATCAAACAATTTTCTGAAAATTTAGAATATTTTTCTCAATCAAATATTATAGCTGCTTTTGTGAATCCTGTCTCATTAAAATATGAGACAGGTCTTTCACCAGAAGATAAAGAATATTTATTGAAAGAAGAATTTCCTTATAATATTTCTGATAATTATACTAAAGGTATTCCACATCCATTCTGGGAAAGTTCTATGGCAAAGGTAGAATTGAAAAATAGTCCAACATTTTTGTTTCCAGGAAAAAGTCTTATTGATTTTATTAAGTATAAATATTTACTTGTAAATAATTATATTTATAAATCAGAAGAAGAGATGAGAAGTGGTATTAAACCATTAGCCACTCATTATATTCATAATGAAGTTGAAGCTACATCTATAAAAGCAGGAAAATTAGAAACAAGAAATACATTAATTAGAAAAGTATCAGATTTATCATTAAAAAGAAAAAGAGATATTGTTCTTATTTTATTAAATGAAGACACTGATAATAAAAATGAAAATTATTTAACTGTTAGGTTAGACACTATTATCAATGATAAAGAATTGTCTGAAGAACTAAGTGAACTTTTAAATCAATA